ATGGACGAACCCGCAGTCTATTTAAACAAAATGGCCGAAGCGCTTGAGCGCTTAAGTGCAACGGAAAATTACCTTAGCAAGCTCAAAGACGGCGGTCACCCTATCGAGCTAGAGTCAGCCGCTTTGCAACTACGCAAGTCTATGGAAGCAATAGCGTTCGCGGCAATTGCACCAAACAAGGAGCAGTACGCCGCTATAAGAAAAAACGCTGAGAAATCGACTGACTATAGAAGCGACTGGCAAGCGGATACCATTTTTCTCACACTCCGCAAGGTCAACCCCGATTTTTATCCCGACCCGCTTATACAGAGAGTCCAAATTGAGCCAGGCCACTGGCACTACGAGAAACTACTTGATGGCTACATGACAAGAAAAAACTTTGAGACCATGTATAAGCGACTTGGAAAATTCTTACACGCAGACAATCCGTGGGGGAGTGATAAAGGATGGGCGTCGCTTGCAAAAGACCTTCCAGATGCCATAAAGAAGATTAGAGCACTTCTGTCAATACATCGGACGATAATTCGCGTTGTAGAATTCAATGGGGTATGGATTGTGGAAGCGCCGAGTGACGGCACGCCTCCAAGAATGATTCGGGCAACCGCGCAAGGAGAATTTATTGCTACCCGAACCTAACAAGTTGTCGAGCTTTATGATGGCATCGGGCGAGAATGGCCAATGGCAATGAAACTAGCTTTAGCTAAATTAGATGATGCTATTAATTGGCGCATCCTGTGAAGAGGGTGGTGTTAATAGTTTGAGGTATTAAGCTAGACGTAAGATAGCGCCGAGTTCACGTGTGCCAGACCATAGTGCTTATTTTTACAGAGCATTGCAGGCTACGCTTCATGCTTGCGATCGACCGTAGTTAAATTGGAGAGAATTTCTTAACTATGAGAACTCTAGATGTTGATGAGTGTGCAGAATTTCTGAAGGTCGAGCGCTCGACCGTCCTGAAGTTAGCTGGCGAGGGAAAGCTGCCAGGCGCCAAGATTGGCCGCGCCTGGGTCTTTCTGGAGGACGACTTGGTGGAATATGTGCGAACACAAGTCAGGGCGCAGATGCGGGAGCGCCAAGCGAAAGCGGAAATCAGTGATATGTTGGAGAGGTCGGCGGCGGTTACGCCACCAATGATCACGGTCACGCCCCTGCGTCGCCGTGGACGCCGGGCGAGTCCCACTATTGACTTCTCCCGCTACGAGAACCTGCCAGAGCTTGGCGGTTAGATTCTGCAATAGCGTTACCTCAACCTCGCGATAGTCCGCTGCAATTGAATTAGTGACCACTCACCACTCCTCGGGGTGCGTATTCCAAGCAGGTTTAATTCATCGACCATTTGGCGTTGTGTCAACTCGCGCAACTCAAAACCTTCTATCTGACCGCGCAATTTTTCAGCGAAAGAATCAGCGTCAGCACGGCGGATTTCGATATGCGGTTTCAGGTTGGCAGGGCCAGCGGCACCAAGAACCACGCCGCGCTTTTTAGCCATAGCCAAAGCGTCTTTAGTGCGTTCGCTGATTCGCTTCGCTTCATGCTCCGCAAATGCCGCCATCAAGTGAATGGTCAGGTCGTTTGCGTCTGGCATGTCGCACGCCACAAATTTGACTGCGTTCTTGCCGTTTCCTCTTGATGCCTCCATCAAACCAGTGATGAAATGGACATTGCGAGCAAGTCTATCGAGCTTAGCAATCAGCAGCTTTGCGCCAGACTTACGGCAGGCGTCCAGCGCTGCTCGAAGTTGTGGACGTCTCGTCAGTGCATCGGCACCTTTGCCGGTCTCAGTCTCTACGAACTCATCTACTAACTCCCATGCGCCACCATTCAAGTAACGCGCCACGGCTTCTTGTTGTGCTTCCAGGCCCAAACCGGATGCGCCTTGCTTTTGTGTGCTGACGCGGTAGTACGCAATAAATGTCACATTAGTCATCATTATTCCTCTTTGACTACATCACAAGATGTTCGTTTAATTTGTAGTCATTATCATCTGTCAGTACACGTGCGTCAAATACATAATGACAAATGACGTTAATTATGTTATTGTCTTACTATCAAATTACAGCCGAAGGATCGAACGATGACTACCTTTCTCGACACAAAAGCTGCCGCCGATTTTCTGCATGAACAAGTGCCAGGCGAAACCGAAAAATACTGGCTGGCTCGGCTTAACAACATGCGGCGAACCGACCGGCCCCAAACCTTCAATCTTCAATTTGCGAAAATCGAAGGGAAATCGGGACTCTACGATCAAAAGGACGTTGCCGCGTATTCGGAGTTTGAAAAGTTGCGTCGCATCGGGAGAACGAAATTATCTGGCCGCGCAGCACAGGCAATGCAGGCGTTCGGTATTGGCGAACCTGGCGGCGGCAGTTTTGGGCGCAAATGGGTAGGCGCTCGCGCCCATGTTGTGCCATCCCCTGACGGTGGCCCCGTGTTTGTACAATTTTTCATCCATGAGCCGATGCTGGCGTTCGCAATGTCGGCGGGGCAAGCAATCACGCTCGGCAAAGAATTGGTCGAGATGGGCCGCGCTGCGCAGCGGTTTAACGGCGATGCGCCACCCCTGCCAGCCCCTGAATTCGAAGTCGTCACGGACAACGACAACATGCGGGTATCGCGCAAGGTGACGCGTGATGCGTAAGATTCAATTATGCGGGCACCTCGGTAAAAAATTTGGACGCTTTTTCGAGCTTGATGTCAGTTCGCCAGCTGAAGCTATAAGAGCGCTGCGTGCAAACTTCCCCGACTTTGAAGCTTACATGCTTGCTCATAGCGAGCCTGGTTATCGCGTTTTTGTTGGTAAAGAAAGTGTGGATGAGGCGGGTTTGAATTTAATTAGCTCGAAGTCCACTATCAAGATCGTACCAGTCGTGAGAGGGGCGGGACGAGGCGGCATTGGTCAAATCCTTATTGGTACGCTAATTGTCGTCGCGGCCTTTTATACAGGGGGCGCTTCGATGGCCGCGTTTAGCGGTTTTAGCGGCATGGCGATGAGTTTTGGTGCGAGCTTACTCATTGGCGGTGTAGCGCAAATGCTAACCAAGTCACCCTCTGTCGGACAGCTAAATTCCGTCAATAACCGACCGTCATACGCCTTCAACGGGCCAGTCAATACGGTCGCGCAGGGTAACCCTGTGCCGATTTTGTACGGGCGCCTAATCGTTGGCTCCCAGGTGATCTCGGCTGGCATGTCTATTGATCAGACTCTTGTGAGCGACACTGTGACGACGGCGCCTAAATCACCGATCAACCTACTTCATTGGAGTGCATAACAAATGAAAACAAAAGTCTACCCTCCGGCGGAAGTCGCGCACATTCTCAGACAACTTCTGGGGCCGATTCGTGCGTGGGGTAACGCGTTGCAGGACATGCGTCGCGGCAAGACCGACATTTGCGGGTGTGTCTTACTTCCGGCTTGCAGAATCCGTGACGCGCGTGCCTGGCGTCCATACTACGCCGCATCCGATATCGCCGCGTTCGTTAAGACCGTACGCTGTGCAAATCCTGAAGCCCTCCCAAGCGTAATTCCGCACTTTGATGTGGTCGAAATCGATCCAGCAGACTGCCGCGGGTGGTCGAAGCGAAAACTCAAGGTGATACCGACGACACCAGTTGCCGCTATCTGAGACTGATGCACAAAGATAAGTCATTGATGAGCTACACATCTACCCCAACGATCCAGCGCACGTTCAAAGTCTCGGCTTGCGTGGACTGGATTGAGCTGACCGTCAACACAAGGCAGTTGACACAGTTCCGACACTTGCAACGGGCATTACGTCTCATTTTGGACTTGCCGGAATCAGCTAGAGAGATTCGCGTCGAGCCGATAAATGCTGGCGCTGGAAATGCAGCCGACCGTTTTACAATCCGGTTGCATGACGAGCCTGCAAATAGCTACCACGAGCTATCCCGCATTATGGCGGCGCTCGATCACAAGTTTCCCTTTGCATCGGAGCCTGAAATCAGCGGCATCGAAATTGCACTCGATTTTTACAAGCGCACTCAAAGTACAGCGGGTTTGCGGGAGATGACGCATCGTCTAATGACAAGCATCGCAGCTCACGGCGAGGGCCGTGGCAAAGCCCGTCAGTACGACCCAACCATCAACCCAACCGGCAAAAAAAAGAGCTTGGCAATGCGTTATCTTGAAGACGGCCATCGCATCGATCCAGGCTTGATGCTGTATATCGGAGATGGAGGTGATCCGAAACTCGGGATTAAAAGAGATCCGGTCACGCATCAGGTTTATTTCAAGACTGTTGATCGAAATCGGGAGGCGATCGCGTCCGATGATTTCAGAGCACGTGCAGAGTTCACTCTGACCGGCGCAGCGCTCAAGAAACATAACCTGAGCTATCTATCGGGTCTTGACGGTTACCGCTTTCAGCGCCTAGCAGGCTTGTTGCACTTTCGCGTATTGAAGTCGCTTGAGGCTATTACACGTGGCAAGAACATATTTTTCAAGGCCACGGTTGAACATTATTGGGATCGGACAAGTGGTAGTGTGACCGCATTTCCAGTCGGCTGGTTGAAGTATGAACGCTACACGGATGGAAAGCCACGACACGGCGGACACTCAAAGGTGGTAAAACATCATCGGCACAGCGTCGCGGATGAAGAGCTAAACGCCCTGGTCAGAAAGAAGTTTGCTGAACTGTCAAAAGTGTTCTCGACATAAAATTAGGACGGATTTTGCGCTGGGTGTCTAATATTCATGCGGGTTTGCAGGTGACTTCCTAATAACTACTATACACAGTACACAGTACACAACGTAACAACGAAGGCTGTAATCTAAGGTGTAACCGTGGATCGCAACCGAAACCAGTTAATGAATTTTGAATGGTAGCGTTGATCGAGAGCGAACGTTTGAATTCATAAAACTGCACTGATTTCGTGCAGGTCAGTGGAAAGATAGATTAGTCCTTAAATCGCTTAACAGTTGCATGTTGTGGTGGTGACGTTGCATATAGGCTCAAGAGTTGTTTTGCCAACTCAGCTTACTTGATGCCTTCCGTGATTCGTTATTCGACTACCAGAAAGTCTGGTATCGCAACGGTCATGAGCGTACTCGCATCATTTTGAAATCCCGGCAGATCGGTGCAACCTGGTATTTCGCCCGCGAGGCGTTGGCCGATGCGCTGGCGACTGGCCGCAATCAAATTTTTCTGTCGGCCTCCAAAGCACAAGCGCATGTGTTTAAACAATACATCGTGCAATTCGCCAAGGAAGCCGCTGGCGTGGAATTGTCGGGCGATCCGATCGTGTTACCGAACGGCGCGCATCTGTACTTTCTGGGCACCAGTGCCAGAACCGCGCAGGGCTATCACGGCAATTTTTACTTTGATGAATTTTTCTGGACCCACAATTTTACCGAGTTGAACAAAGTCGCGTCCGGGATGGCGATCCAGAAGAAGTGGCGTAAAACCTATTTTTCGACACCGTCGTCCGTCAATCATCAGGCGTACTCGTTCTGGACTGGTAAAGAGTTTAGTGACCGCCTACAGAAGGCCAATAAGGCCAAGATCGATATCTCGCACTTGCGGCTATCAAGTGGATTTACTGGGGAAGACAAGATCTGGCGCCAGATCGTCACGATTCTCGATGCCGAGGCCGGTGGCTGCAATCTGTTCGACTTGGATCAACTGCGCGACTACGAATACAGCCCCGATCAGTTCGACAATCTGTTGATGTGTAATTTTATCGATGACACCAAGTCGATATTTCCGCAAGCCGAATTGCAGCGCTGCATGGTCGATGCCTGGGACGCCTGGGAGGACGTCAAACCGTTTGCGATGCGCCCGTTTGGTTATCGTCCGGTCTGGATCGGGTATGACCCATCACTCTCAGGCGATAGTGCCGGTTGCGTGGTGTTAGCGCCTCCGCTGGTTGCCGGCGGCAAGTTCCGGGTGTTAGAGCGCCATCAATGGCGCGGCATGGATTTTGCCGCGCAAGCCGAAGCCATTCGGCAAATGACCTTGCGCTATAACGTCGAGTATATCGGCATCGACACCACCGGCATGGGGATAGGTGTATTTCCCATCGTCAAACAGTTCTTCCCAGGAGCGACCGGCATCAACTATTCGCCGGAAGTTAAAACCCGCATGGTCTTAAAAGCCAAGGACGTCATCAGCAAAGGCCGGCTCGAATTCGACGCCGGCGCCACCGACCTATCCGCAGCCTTCATGGCGATACGTAAAACCATCACTGCCAGCGGACGGCAAGTCACGTTTGACGCTGGTCGCACTGTAGAGACCGGTCATGCCGACCTGGCCTGGGCTTGTATGCACGCACTCGATCACGAACCGATAGAAGGCATGTCTGATGCCACCACCTCATTTATGGAGATATTTACCGCATGAAAAAGCAACGACGACACAATATCAACCCACAAGCACGACAGTACGCGACTGCGCCGCCGGCGTCCAATGTGCCAGCGACGCAGGCCGCGCCAGCGATGGAAGCATTTTCGTTCGGTGACCCGACACCGGTGCTAGACCATGCCGACATTATGGAAAATTTAGAATGCTGGCTCAATGGCCGTTGGTATGAGCCGCCTATCAGTTGGCAGGGCTTAGCGAAATCGTTTAACGCCAGTGTTCACCACAGCAGTGCGATTCATTTCAAGGTCAATATTCTGTCGTCCACCTTTGTACCGAATAAGGTGCTGTCGCTGGCGACATTTAAGCGTCTCGCGCTGGACTTTATGACCTTCGGGAATGCCTATCTGGAAAAGCGCGCCAGTCGCACAGGTCAGACACTCCAGTTAAAGCATTCGCTGGCCAAATACATGCGACGCGGTAAGGATCTCGATACCTATTATTTTGTCTCTGGTTGGCAGCAAGAACATGCGTTTGCCAAGGGGGCGGTATTCCACTTGATGGACCCGGATGTGAATCAGGAGGTGTACGGCTTGCCGCAATACCTGTCGGCGTTGCAGTCGGCCTGGCTCAATGAATCGGCCACGCTATTTCGGCGCAAGTATTACAAGAACGGCTCGCACGCAGGTTTCATTCTCTACATGACCGACGCGGCCCAGAACATCAAGGACGTGGACAACCTGCGCACGGCACTAAAGGACAGCAAAGGACCAGGCAATTTCCGTAACGTCTTCATGTACGCACCAGGGGGCAAGAAAGACGGCATCCAGATTCTGCCGGTGTCGGAAGTGGCGGCCAAGGACGAATTTTTTAATATCAAAGGTGTGACCCGCGACGACTTGCTGGCCGCGCATCGGGTGCCGCCGCAGTTGATGGGAATCATGCCAAGTAATGCCGGCGGCTTCGGTGCGGTCGAACCGGCGGCACGGGTGTTTGCCCGTAACGAGTTAGTGCCACTGCAATCACAATTTTTAATGATCAACGAATGGATAGGAGAAGAGGTCGTGAAGTTTGAACAATACACGTTAGAGCATGTGGAAGGGAAAGCAGCATGAGTGATGTAGCCGACCGCGCCGAGTGGCGCATTGCCAAAGACATCGAATTAGCGATGGCGCATGCACGTAAGACGCCGCAGTTAGAAGCAGACGGGCATTGCCATTACTGTGACGACGATGTCGCTCATAGGAAGCTGTTCTGCAATATCGATTGCCGCGATGACTACCAGAGGGAGCAGGAGGCGAAGAGGCGGGCAGGGTGCTGATGCGACGTTTTGCTGTGGATGACAGTAACACGTGCAGTGACGTGATGTAACCTTTGTTCACATTCCAAGCCTATCGTAGATCACTTCGTTAGCTCTATAATCAAAATGTCTATCTTCGTAGACCTCTCGTCTCTATGACGGCTTGGTTCAGCCCGCCCCGAAAGGTCAGCGGGCTTTTTTTTGTGTGGCTCATTCCCACCTGTTGTCGTAGGTGATGGCCGCACTTGCATCGATTTAAGTCGCTTCATCAGCGGCTTTTTTTACGTCCCGACATATTGTCTTGCTATGAAAAAGCCATCGGCTAGGACCCGTACTGCGGAGTCCCCCCTCGCCTGTGCTGAAGGTTAAATGCACTGCTTTTAACGCAGTGCGCTAAAACGCCAGACCTTTAAGCCACGCGGGGTGTGCGGGGAAATAGGTTGCGTCAGCGTGACGCAAAATGACGCACTTTGCGTCGTATTTCAGCGCTGAGTATTAAAGGGCCGTCGCATGCGTTAATGCGGAACGATGCATGGTGCGTCCGTTACTTCCTGAATTGCCGTCAAGACAGCGGACAACTATCGTTCCATCTTCATTGGTCTGACCAAATGGGCTATCCCGCCCATCGTTGATCACGTTGAACAGGCCAATACTGCCGCGTTAGCTAGTCGCGCGCGCTCAGGCTCACACTCCGTTGGCAAGGCAACTTCGCATTGCGTTAAAACAATCGCCTAGCTTCATGTGCCAATGGACAGTGCTTAATGTGAATTGTTGTTAAATAATGCCTTAAAGAAACTTAATCGCACCTTATGCATAAATTTTAATGCATGATCAAAAAATAAATACAACATTCAGGAGCTTTCACG